CGTATTCTAAACCAAGTTTATCAAAAACTTTGGCAATGCTTCTTGCTGCCCATATTTGAGGCTCTATTCCTGTTTCTTTTTTTACTTTTAGGAGTAATGCTTCTTCTTGTGATGCTAGCTGTTGCTTTATTGTATGAGCTTTTTGAACGTCCACACGAACGCCTTTAATTTTCATCTCAATTAAACCAGGAAATAATTGTGTTTCCAAATCAAATACTTTTGTCAGATTTTGAGATTTAATTTCTGTTGATAATTTTTTAAAAAGTTTCAAAGTTAATTCAGCATCTTGTTCTGCATAGGACCCTACATACATATCAGGTAGTTTCCACATTTCAGCTTTAGGATCTACTCCAGCGTTATTCGCAGCTTCTTTTAAAGCTGTTTCATCTTTTACTTCCCCTAAATATTCATAAGAAACACTATTTAAAGAATAAGAAAATTTATTCTCGTCAACTAAAGCTGCCATAACCATAGTATCTACAATGTGTCCATTAATTTTAACACCGTAAGCTTTTAACCAGCACACATCATACATTGCATTATGAAATATTTTAGTGGCAGGTAAGGCACAGACATTTTTAATCCAACTCATAACACTAACTTCGTCAAAATGATTTTGTTCTAAATGACCAAAAGAATAATAACCAGACCATCCTTCAACAGCTACAGCTATTCCTACAATTTCTCCTTCACCAATTAATGCGCCAGAGCCTCGTGTTTTTAGTCCCGGATCTCTCGTCTCTAAGTCAATTGCTATGTATTTATAATCTTTTAAATCCGGAAACGAAGTAGGACTGTTCCATTCTGTTTGAGCGGTGTACATTTATTTATTCTTCCATTCGTTATAGCCTTTGGCCCATTCGGTGGACTTCCGTTCTTTCGTTTGTCTTCTTGATTCTTTATAAGATTCTGCTAATTCTTTTTTTTCTTTTTCAGCTTCTTCTAAAAAATCTTTTTCTTCTGGATAATCTCTATCAATTGCCATTTGACAGTAGTGAATTGCTTTTTCCAAATCTTGTTTTTGTCCTTTCTGTTTGTGTCTGCACAAATATTTTATAGCGTTTCCTTCTGCGAAAGGCAAATTATTTTTATTTATAAATTCTGATGGTTGAATCTGCATCGATTGATAATGATTGCCACCTACTTGTTTTTTATATACGCTGCTCATATTACTCCTCCCATAAATAATTTTATTCCAAAATAAAAAGTTATCATTGATAATAAAATAGCTTCGCTTGTTAGATTCATCATACTATTGATTCTCCTATTGTGTAGTAATGTGATGTTAGGGGTGCTAAAATATATAATCTTTGCATTGCTCTTGTTACACCGACAAAAAATAATCTATGTGTTGAGTCCGGATCATCTAATGCTTTTCGAGATAACATTTCTGATTGTGTTTCTGTTCCGTAATCCATACATAAAACAATGTTTTCTCTTTCTCTACCTTTTGCTCCATGTATTGTAGATAATTCTATTCTTGAATCTGTTGATAAATCATCACCGTTTTTTAAAATACTTTTTATATAGTTTTTTGTGTCCTCTTCAAAACTAAGTTGCTGCCAATCGCCCTCAATCAATAATCCATGATCTTTTTTTAAAATGTTTAAAGAAACCATTTCGTCGCCTATTAATGTTTTACCACTAGAATATCCGTACTTAACGTGCCCCTTATTATAATTTAAATATTCCCATATTTTTTTAGCGTCCTCTGCTGCAATCAGCTCACCATTATTTAGTTTAAGCCAAAATCGATAGGCCTCTAATACGTTATTAGGTAAAACACTGTTATTCTTACCAAATATTCTTATACCTGTTCTATAGAAATGTTCAGAAAATTCTTTTAATAATTTATTTGTTTTTGCCAATACCATCCATTCGCCTTTACTAAAATCTAATTCTTCTAGAAAACAGTTTGTTATAAATTCTCCTTCGTCATTTTTAGCATACCAATTTTTTTTAACTCGCTTAGAAATGTTGGGTAATATTTTTAAAGCTTGTCTATGCACTGCTTTTGGAACTCTATAAGATTTTTCTTGGTCATCTCTTTCTCCAGGTAAGTCTATAAAAATATCAGAACTTGCACCTTGAAAATCATAAATTGTTTGATCATCATCCCCCGCAATGTAGGATCGTTTACATTGAGCCTCAATGTGAAAATACATTCTCCATTGTGAAGGGTTTAGATCTTGGGCTTCATCAAGAAAGATTGCATCAAGAGCAAGATGTTTTTCTTTATCAACAAATAGTTTAATCATGTCAGCAAACTCAACCATGTTATTCTTTTCTTTGTAGTATTCTATGTCATGTTCTAATTGCTTAACACGGTATATATCCACAGAACCTTCATGATAATTTAAAGCTCTACATGCGTCCTCTAAACTAATTAATTTAGCTCGTGCATAATTTATTACTTGCAAATTTTTATCTTGGTGTATAGTGGCTCCAGATTCGTTAATAAAAGTATCAAAATTTATGTTGGAATAAATAGGATATACATTTTTAAATTGTTTCCATTTCTTACCGTTTAATAATTTTTCTTTAGTGTTGATACCCAATTCTTTTGTGCCCATTCCATGTAATGTAGAGATATATAAAAGCTCTGTTCCAGGAAAAACAGTTTGAATTTTTTTAGCACCATCTAATGATGCGGCTTTACTAAAAGTAACATACGCTATTCTTTTTGGATCTGTATGTAAGTTATTAATTTCTTCATTTAAATAATGATGCACTAATCTATGGGTTTTACCTGTACCCGGTGGTCCCATTATTTTTTTTCTAATTACTGCTGCCATGGTTCTTTCTCCATTTCATATTTTTTTGTGCTTGGCTTATCTAACATAATGTGTTTCATCTCTAAAACTCTATGTGTTTTACCATCTATTTTTGGAGTTGATTCTTTTGCGAGAAATAAATCTTGCAGCATTCTCATAGTTTTTTGTTTTGAATAAGTTCTATCAGCCCAAGATTTAGTTCTTAATAAATATTTCCAAAAATTTGCAAACTTAAACATAGTAATACCACTTTTATCCGTGAAAGCTACACCCCTTAAAATATCTTCTTTATCTCTACCTGGAGTTCTATTAATATAATCAGCTAAAATTTCTGTTAATTGCACACTAATTTTAGAGGAGTCTGGTGCAGTTATAGATTTAGCGTTTGCCATTAATTTTATTAATGCTTTTCTCCATGCGTGTTTAGGAATAGGCATCAAAGGTTTTCCAATTTGTTCCATACATGCTACAGAAAATTTTTCTGGATCATGAAGTGTTGCACCATCTACTTCAACAGTATTCCCATCTAATGAAACAAACCAAATGGGAGGTTCTGATTCATATTTTCTTATTTCTGTAATTTCAGGTGTAGGACCATCATCACCAATACCAAACTCCTTTAATGCACATTTTTTAGCATCACAAAAACTACATATAGGTTCATCTTTACATTTATATTGATAGTCTTTACTATTTAAAGATTTTTTTAAAACATTTATTTCATTAGCACCTAAAGGTGGTTGCATAAATTTTGAATCATATATATGCATATGACCTTGCCAATCATCATTTTCTGGATATCTTTTTTTAAGGTAAACACCGACATTGTACATACAATTATTTCTTTGACCATTTGGTACACCATCACTTAATAATGTTACTAAACATGGAGACATACCTTTAAAAAAATCATTCTCTTCTGTTTTACTAGACATGGTAAAGTTTGTTAATTCTTCTTCTGTCATCGCCATTTCATTATGGTAGTCAAAAAATTCCTCTAAGGACATTTGTAAACCTTTAGAATTAAAAGCATATCTAACAGAATTTTTAGAATCGTAATAAGGTAAGTTTAAAAAACTACCAGTATCTCCTCTCGCTACATTTATGTAATCTTGTTTAGGATATATTTCTGCTCTTGCATGTCCTATTGAAGATGCAATCATCTTTAATTTTGTTCGCATAACTATTGCCGGAACAAAAGTTTTTGTAAACATAAAAATATGTGCTCCACCCGATTTAGAACGAAACACTATTGCCTTAATATTTTTTTCTTGTAATTTTTTAACAAATTCTTGATGGTCAACAGGGTATATATCAACATCAATACACCCCCATTTTAATTTATTTTCTTGGTTAATGGGAATTATGGCTAATCCTGGGTCTTTACCATCTAAATGATCTTGCCACAGTTTTTCAATTGGTGGCTTATGTATAGTAAAAGAAACAGTTTTATTTTTACCCCTCTCATTGATCTCACTACTTTTTTTAGTGATACCATGGGCGCTATCCAAACCTTGAAATATATATATAAATTTATTTAACTCTTTCATAATGCTTTTTAATTAAACATGGGCGGTCTACGTCTCCATCGACCGCCCACTATTTACACTACTTGCTAGCTAAACTAGTGTAAAATTTTTTAGCACGTTCATATAAAGCTGTGTCCTCAACTGGACCAACCTTAACAACGTTATAACCATACCATTGATTACCTTTACCAGAATTTAAAACTGAACTTAGTTTATAACTGTGGCTAAAAGACGATGGGTTATATGGACCATTTTTTCCGTCAAAAGTGATGGATAACATCATAGAATTCCATCCTCTGCTTATTTTACCTTGAGATGAACTCATAGATATTAAAGCTTGTTCAACAGAATCCTTACTGACAATCAATACATAGTGTTGACCAACAGTTAAAATGTAATGACCATTATCTAATCGGTCTTTACCAGATCCATCTTTGGTTGTTTTCGATAAAATATCAGACTCAGCTGGATAGATGTTCTCTGGTCTATTAGAACCAGTTCCAAAATCAGCCCATTCTTGATACTCTAGTTTGTAATGACAAGGAATAACATTTATTCCTTCTGCTCCATTATATAGTTTTTTTGTAACTATATTTAAGAACATTCCAGGTTCAGCACCATCAACATAATTTTGATTACGTTTTTGTGCTTCTCCAGAACCATTTTGCAAAAGTTTTAAAATAGGTAAAGCCAAACTTGTTGTCTTTACATTTTCAAAACCTGCAGCAGCATCATCTTCAAACAATATTGATGAAGGTAATCCTGCTTCTTTTTTCACTGCTACTTGCTTCTCGTCACTCATATTTATCTCCGGGTTATTTTTGTACGGTTACCTTCGTAAGTTTTAAATAAGTCAGAGGGCATCTCTCGTCCAGATTCAAGACGCTCTCTAACTACTGCTTTAAGTGTCTGAGGATGAACGCCAATTTTCTGGACGGGTTCATACCCCTGACCTTGTGCAAGGTTTGCGTATTCGCTCGCCTTGTTGTCTTCGCCCCGACCAAAGGTAACGGTAATATCATTTTTAATAATATCACCTAGGTCGTTATTTCGAAGCCATGTAAAAGCTGCTTCTTGATTTTCAGAAGGAATAGATCCACCGTAGATTTTTTTTATTTCTATGGCCTCACCGTCTTTCAGCTTTAATTTTGTAATATGCATTTCTTCCATCATTTTGGGTATTTCAAATTCTGAAAGTGTTTTTGCTTTTTCTTTTAATTTAGAGATGCTTTCTTCTGCGTTAGAAATTTCGTCCTCTAAATTTTTTAATTCTATAACTTTATTAGATAAAGTTTTAGCGCCATCAGCTTGTGTTACTGATTGTACTCTGTCTTCTTCATAGTTTATTTTGCTCATCTATTTCTCCTCTTTCATGTATGTTGAACTCGGTCGGGTAATACATTTTTTCTTGCCTATCCCAAGTTAACGTAGTGTACTTTCCATTATTTATATCACACGCGACCGCTATTGCTAGACCAATTACTTTGGGATCTCCAGATAATAATAAATAATCTTTATCTGTAAAATCTTTTAGTAATCTTCTAAGTTGATAAGTTATCGGACCCGGACTTCTAACAATTTGGGTATCCTCACGTAAGAGAACTTTTATTTCACCAAATTTTTGAGCGCCAATAATATTATATTTTGGACGACCAATTTTAGTACCGGGTACCTCTTGTAACAAA